CTGGCTCCTGCTTTGAACTCTGCCAAAGGCACGATATCAAACAGCATGAGTCTAGCATCCTGAGCCTGCACATCTGATTTCCTGTGCACCTGTTTCATGAGATCCTGGAATGAGTTTGAAATTACTTCTCCATCAAACACATAACTGCGGCCCCAATTGTCCATGTTGTCTTCAAAGGCTTTGACGATGTGCGGAAAGTTAACCAATTCTTTGCCATTGCGAGTATACATCACAACTGTGCGGCTTTCGTAGTCTACCACAGTTAGCACACGCACACCATCCAGCTTGGGCTCAACCAATTTCTTACCTGTGATCTTGCCTTCGTGGTTGGCACCGTCATGCGCCAGCATGCACTCAAACACAGGCACAGCATATTGGGGCTTCTTAGACTTCTTGGCCACAGTGTTCACTGTCTTTTCTGAAACGCCACAACGTAGATCCTTGATAAGAATCCTACGATAGAACCCATTCCATTGATCTTTAGTAGCCACATCCATGGCCAATTTAATAGCATCACGTGCGGCATGCCCTGTGAGTGTTCTGCGATACAGAGCATCTGCCAATTCACTGAAGTTTGTCCAACTCAAGCCCTGGCCATCTGCTTCACTCTCTGGAACCTGCTTGACACCGAAGGTATGCAGTTTGTCCAAGCACCAACGAACTCCTTCAAAGAACTCGTCAAGTCCTTCTGTCATGGCTTCTGCTAGAATAGCTTCTTTGGCCAAACGGCTGTTGTCTGCTTCAAGTCGGGCAATAACTGCTTGCGGTTGTGTTCTCATTCTCTGCTCCTAAACTGTTACAATGCTAATATTATAGCATCGAACAGTGGAGTTGTCAAGCGATATTTTGGATTGACTATCCTAAATAGTCCGCCCAGCTAGGATGGCCCAGGTGATAGCCTCTAACCCTGCGTTTGGCAACTAGATCCCAAAATGTAGGCTTGTAAGGAGCAATCTTTGGCTTCATTTTACCCACATGAGCCGCCTTGCGATAGTTACAATGCTTGCAGGCTGTGGTTGAGTTTTCCCAAGTGGTCTTGCCGCCAAGGCTCACAGGATGCACATGATCCAACGTGGCGTTGATTTCTGTGACTGCTGTGCCACAGTATTGGCAGGTGTAGGCATCACGCAGAAATATGTTGCGTTTGCTCAATCTCATAGTGTGCTTGGGTTTTTGATATGTGTTCAGCATGATCACAGCAGGCACACGAGTCTGCCATCTGGCACTGTGGACGATCCAATCGTCATGCCATTCCAGAACTTTGACCTTGTCCAGAACCATATACCGTATGGATTCCTGCCAATCTACCACACTTAGGGGTAATAGGCTTACAGGTTGCATGTCTGCATTTAATAAAAGGGTGCTCATGATATATTTAACTGCGGTTTAATTACATGACTATTATATGCTCAGATTACAAAGAAAACAAGAGCCTTGACAATAATTACTAGACACGTTATACTTTAATTTTGCACAAAAGGAATTCTATGTTAGTACCAATGGTAGTTGAATCTACATCAAAAGGTGAGCGGGCCTACGACATCTTTAGTCGTTTGCTCAAAGAGCGTATTATTATGTTGAATGGTCCTGTGGAAGATCATATGGCCAACTTGATTGTAGCCCAATTGTTGTTCTTGGAGAGTGAAAATCCAGACAAGGACATCAGCCTGTTTATCAACAGCCCAGGCGGTGTTATCACAGCTGGTATGAGCATCTATGATACCATGCAGTTTATCAAGCCCGATGTGCAGACCTATGTTATGGGGCAGGCCTGCTCAATGGGCAGCTTTCTAGCACAAGCAGGTGCCAAAGGTAAACGATACATGTTGCCCTATGCACGTCACATGATCCATCAACCAAGTGGTGGCGCTCGCGGCATGCAGAGCGACATTGAAATCCAATACAAAGAGATCACCAAGATGAAAACCATCTTAACTGAACTCTATGTCAAACACAATACCGCAGGCAAGACCTATCAAGACTTCGAGCGTGACATGGATCGCGACACATTCATGTCAGCAGAAGAAGCACTGGCCTATGGCCTAGTAGATAAAATAATCGAGAAACGACCATGAACTTACAAACACTAGGTAAAATAGACAAAGGGTGGGGATTTGAATTGGTATGGGCCAACAACGACAAATACTGCGGAAAACTGTTGGTATTCGAACGTGTGGGAGCCAAGACCAGTTTGGTGTTTCACAAAGAAAAATACAAGAGTTGGTTCATCAACGCTGGCAGGTTCAAGGTAACCTATATCGATGTTAGCACGGGTGAAGCCAAAGAAGCTATTCTAGAAGAAGGCAAGACTGCAGACTTTGGAGCTCTCGGTCCGCATCAAATTGAAGCACTGGTTGCCAACAGTGTGATCTTTGAAGTTGGCACCTCAGACCATGTGGAAGACCGATTTAGACTTGCGCCGGGTGACACGCAAATGAAGCAGCAAGAGCAGTAATTAGATCTTCAATCATGCCATCATCGTGGAACGGAGTAGGTGCTAGACGCAACCGCTCCGTGCCCACAGCCACAGTAGGTGAGTTGATTGGTTGGATGTAGATGTTATGCTCATTCAACAACTCATCGCTGATGGCCTTGCAACGCACAGCTTCCCCAACTAGTATAGGAACAATGTGTGTGGTTGAACACTCCATGGCGGGCAGGCCAGCCACACTCAATCTATGCTTTAGTTTACGAGCTCGTTCCTGATGCTTGTCTCGTATCTCGTTGTGATCCTTGAGATACTTGACCGCTGCTAGGGCACCTGCACAACTCACAGGGCTCATGCTTGTGGTAAAGATAAAACCAGCAGCTACAGAACGGATGGCGTCAATGACTTCTGCATCGGCAGCAATATAGCCACCTTGGACTCCATAGGCTTTCCCTAATGTACCATTGACTATGTCAATACGGGATTGTAGCCCTAGCTCTTCAACTTTTCCACCACCGTGGGGTCCATAGAGTCCTACCGCATGCACTTCATCGATGTAGGTCATAGCACCGTATTTGTCTGCTAGGTCGCAGATTTCTTTGATGTGTCCTACGTCGCCATCCATTGAGTAAACTGATTCAAATACAATACAAGGCACGTTGCCCGTGAGTTGTATGCTGGTTAATATGTCTTCTAGGTGATCGAGATCGTTGTGACGGAACACTGTTTTAGGTGCTCGGCTGTGAACCATGCCAATGACTAGGCTGTTGTGGTTCTCACTGTCCGAAACAAAATGTATGTTGGGTATGATCTTGCTGAGTGCAATCAGTGTCCACTCGTTGGCCACATATGCTGAACTAAACAACAGAGCCCGGGCCTTGTTGTGCAGAGTGGCTAGTTCGTGTTCTAGGGCCACGTGATAGTGACTAGTACCGCCAATGTTACGAGTACCGCCCGATCCCGAACCTGTGTGATCTAGAGCGGTGTGCATGGCATCTAACACAACTTTGTGCTGGCCCATGCCCAAGTAATCGTTGGAGCACCAGTTGGTGATAGTTTTGATGTTGTAGGGTCCGTACCACATGGCTGAAGGGAACTTGCCCTTTTCGCGTATGATGTCGTTGAACACACGGTATTTTCCGTTGTCTTTGAGTGTTTTCAGCAGTGCGTTAAAGGGAACTTTGTTGATCATAGTATGTTATTTAACCTGCTAAATATTAGACTGGGGAGTAATAATGGCCACAAACGGAATATCAACACTGGCAACAAAACAACTAAAGCTGGAAGCCAAACTGGCCATTGCTGAGGCCAAACGACAGGGCAAGGTAGTTGCTACAGACGGCACAATTACTGGTAGTATAGATCCTGCTAAACCTTATTATCGTACCAACAACCAATACGATATCGCTCAATTACCAACCCAGTATGATGACAACGGTATTATTAATAACCCCAACACAGGCGGACTTTTACAAGGACGTCCTTGGAATCCAGATACTATCATTACTGTTATTGAAGAAGGACTGGTATTAAATCTAGATGCTCGCAATTTAAACAGTTGGTCAAGAGAACCAGGCGAGGATACTTGGTATGATCTCAGCGGCAACAACAATCACGCCACGGTATATGGTGGCATTGCTTACGGTGAAGCCCTGGGTGGAGCACTAGCATTCGACGGTTCAAATGAGCAATACGCTCAATGTGTTCCGGGCGTTTACTTTACCAGTGCTGGGTACACAATCCAAAGTTGGGTTTATATTATCAGCATACCCAACTGGAACCGTATCATAGATTTTGGCAATGATGCAGGCTCGAACAATGTGTTATTATCTGCCACAGCCGGCATGAACGGATTTCCTGTATTGTGGGTGGGTCCAAGCGGCGCAAACGCAGAATCAACGGTCCAACTGCTTCCCAACACAGGATGGCATCATGTGTGCGCCACATGGACTCCTACAGGAACTGTGGGCAAGGTATTTATAGATGGAGTGATGACAGGCACAGCAAGTATACCAGCCCCTGTAGCCGGTGTTAGAGCTAATTGTTATATTGGTAGATCAAACTGGGGCTATCCTCCAGGCGGCCCGGACCCTAACTTCAACGGCGGCATGGGAGCCATACAGATTTATAGCAGAGCATTAAGTGATGCAGAAATCACACAAAACTATAACACAACCAAGAGCTACTACGGACTATAATCCATGACTGAAGAAACAGAAACATATAAGCGTTATGAAAACAAAGGCTGCCCCTGCTGGTGTGGCAAACATTGTGGATCAAGCTGTATGACAGATGGCTGCGACTGCAATGAATGTGGTTGTTTTGAGTGTGTAGATAAAAAGGAAAGTGAGTGAGTTTTCTAGTAGCCAACCTTCCTCCAATACATTGCTTTGTGCGCAGAGAGTTTCTATATGATTTTAAATCAGGGCACGGCGAGTATGAGCCCTGCATATGGGTTTCAATCAAAAGCCTACGCAGTCAAGCATTTCGCATAGAAGCCTACTTGCCACGCTATGGTGCTTTATATGACAAGCTGCCCTTGCATGCCTACGTGAGTAGGAACACAGACTTAGAGCCCGACAAGTTTCTAAGTCTTGACACACTACAGATCTGGGACTGTTTCAGCTATGATATTGCTGTGATCCAGAAAGCATTCCTACGCAATCTCAGCTGTGAGTTCTATGCCAAGGATCGTCAGCTACACAAGGGCAACTACTTGTTCACCGTAGACAATGCCGCACCGGACATGAACATCATAGATACCACCTATTCGGAATGGCCCGAAGATCACAAGAGCTTCAACTTCATTGAACTGGACAATGGACAATATGCTGCCCAGCCCAACAATCGCTGCAGATTCTTTGATGCTGCCAGCAACCCCAAAGAGATGTTGCATCCAGACTTCAAGGTAGCAACCAAGAAGTGGGTGGTTGAAACCAATCCCAAATGGCGCTTAGGCGACAGCGACACTGTAACCTACGAATAATATGCAGTTCATCGACGACAAGGATGTGTGGCGTCGTTGCCCAATTGATTATCTCTGGGTCTATGATAAACTTGTTCTAGCTGTGAAATGTGGACACGTTGCTGCTCCTGCCGGTATACCAGTACCTAAACCAGCATACTACATTGTTCGTCCTATAACCAACATACGCATGATGAGCCGTGGCGCAACAAAGCAATGGCTAACACCCGAAGACACTGACCTAGTTCCCGATGGATACTTTTGGACAGAATGTTTTGAAGGCCGCCATATCAGTGTAGACTTTCACTATGGCATACAGACCCTGGCAGTAGAAGGATTTCGCGATGATCCTGATAGACTAGATAGATTCAGCCGTTGGCAGCGTATTGATGAGAAATACAGCTTTCCTAAGGTGTTAGGTGAATTATGGCATTTAACACCGTGGGTTAATGTGGAATACATTGGGGACAAGATCATTGAAGTGCATCTGCGTTGGAACGATGACTTTGCTAATCATTACAGCGATGTAATATATCCAGTTTGGTGCGATGATCCCCGACCTCAACCTCCTAACACCTCTTGGTATCCCTCAACTGCCGGAGATAGACTGGGCTTCTGGATAGAGAATAAATAAGCTATAAGATTTAAAAGGTCCCCATGAATAAACTACTACTATTATTATTGACAGTGCCCTTGTTGGCATTTGCACAAAAGACGCCACAGGGAGTGACCTATGACGCACAAATTCTAAGAATAACGGACGGCGACACAGTTGTGATCGCCGCACCCTTTCTACCCAAGCCGCTCAAGCCAGAACTTGCAGTTAGAGTCTTTGGAGTCGACACTCCAGAAAAAGGATTCCGAGCTCAATGCGAAAGTGAAAAGCAACGAGGTGAAGCCGCTTCCGCTTTCACTAAAAATGCAATTGCCACCGCAGCCGCTCAAGGTGGAAAGTTTCAAGCAACTTTATACGGGTGGGACAAGTTTGGTGGTCGTGTTCTCGGTGACATTCTAGTCAACGGACAGAGTCTTAGAGCTGCTCTAATTGCCAACGGATTCGCCCGCGAGTATTATGGAGATGCTAAACAAAGCTGGTGTAATTAAAAATGCGTACAGAATCTTATCAATTATTTTCACAACTGCTTGAGGGCTATCTCAACGAAGCCAGCACCAGTCTCAACTTGATACTAGACAATCCTGGTGGCAAACAGGTAGTTAAATTCCTTCACACAGACATGGGCCTTGCACATG